GGTAGCCAGTTAATTCCGAACTCGTACCCATCCCTCTGGTGCTTGTTCAGCAGCATCGTCGCGTAGAACTCAATATCCTTGAAGTTGTCCTCCTCATAGTCGATGAAGCACAACTCATCCCCGATCACCTGATAAAACCAGCATGTCGTGTCATCGTCAAATCCCAAGTCCCATCCCGTAAATACAGGGTATCCCTCAGTGTGCGGAACCGTAACCTTGCTCTCAGGGGTCTGAACTCTACCCCCCGCCTCCAGCTTGGCGATGCAATCACCCCAGATGCTACCGGGCATCGCCGCCTCGAACGAGCAGTGGTACTCCTGCATGTACAGCGCCATGCCATACTCGTTGCCATGCTCGGCCTGCAACTGCCGCAGGATGCTCTGCAACTGATCCTGTGTGAATACCCCACTCTGGTCTGCCGTCAGCGCACTGAAGAACCACCCCGGCTCCTTGGCAGCAAACTCACACAATCTTTTGAAGTGATTCTTACCTCGGGGTGTCGAGTTAAATCCAGCCCATCCACCATTCTCCTCCAGGATCGGCATCAGGTACCCCCAAGAACTCGGCTGAGAAATCGCATACTCCGAGAACACCAACCCTACTGGGGGGCTACCGACTAGGGAGTTGAAGTTGTCGCTCCCGACCAACTGGAACGTGCTCCCGCAGTGGAACTCGATCATCATCTGCTGGTCAAGCGTCCGCTTACGAATCTCCTGCGGGAACGCCCTATCTATCCGCTTCTTGCCCGAGTGACCATCAATGGCGTCCCACATCGACTTACGCGCCTGGCTGTACTCCGGCAACATATACCAGTAGTTGCCCACCCGCTCATGGGCCGCACACGCAGTGTGGTGCAGGAACACCTCATCCTTGCCGGCTCTTCGGTGCCACTTGGCTACCGCACGCTTACCCCCGCCGCTCAGATACTCCCACAACGCCTTCTGGTACGGTCGGGGTGCCCATTCATGTGGGAGCGATATTGTTGTCATTCCGCGATTCTAACCACTGTTGGGGTCATATCATAGACGTTGTTCGCCGCCATCGGTGTCCCATCACGGCATATGACCACCTGTACTGACCCCCCACCCGTCTCTTTCTCGGCACCATAACGCTTCTTGTTCCACGCCTGAAGTTCAATCTTCCTGACATTCACCCGTAGCGTGGAGCGTTGCACATCCTCTACAGAATCACCTTCCCCATCAGCAATTGCCTTCATATCCTCCAAGACAGCTTCCGTACCAATCTCCCTCGCTTCCTCGTACCGCTTGTTGCGGTCAGGGTTGCTCTTGACCCACGCCATGAACCGCCCATAGGAGAGGTCTCTCGGGTCAGTACGTATGAAGTGCGTACCAGAGCGGCCCTCGATGATGTGATCAAGGAAAGACTCGAATACAGTCTCATGTACCAGTCGTTGCAGGTCACGCTGGTCTCTGGTTGTCGGATACGTGGGTACTGTGAGCCACGCGGGGAGGGGTTCGCTCATGGACGGGGTTGTATCATGAAGTGTGACAGTGCGTCAAGGTTAAGAGATTGTTTGATTAGGTGATTCCTTTTGACTTGGTGTCAAGGAGGTAGCGGATTCGTGGGTGGTGAAGGTCAGTAAAAAAGTAACAGGGTGGCGGATTCGTGGGTGGTGACATAGACCTAGGGATCCGAAACAGTACCCCCGGCCTGCCGAACATACCCCCCCACCCCTGGGTCGCCCTGTGCCGGCAGCAGGTAGCTAGCGCACCGAGCATCACAGGAGCCACATCATCATGATGCTCATGTCCTATGAACGACCAATGCATCATCAATGCCCAGCATCCTCAATGCTACATGAATATAAGCATCGGCTTATTCTAATAGTGGTCACTAACTGTGACACGGGAATCTTTGATGCAATGATTCTCTGATACCTGATGACAAACGCATCAATATCAATGAATATGTGAGCTGTGACACATGGGACAAGAATCAATGAATCATTGGTTAGTGGTTGCTAACTGTGACAAACGTGAGTCGTGCACGTATATTTTTCTTTGATTCAATTCCAGTAGAAAATCAAAGATTCCATGTTTCCACTAACAGAAATACATATGCGGCCCCTATGGGGCATTTGTCACACTTCAAAATAATCCTTGATCCATACAAATAGTTCTTGACTTGTATTCGGTAATCAACTATTCTTTGATCTAGCATCACTTACAACCACTAGATAGGGGATTGACATGTTTGCACTGATGAACAACCGGGGTTCGCAGATTGGCCTTTATGACACCAAGGTCGAAGCGCAGAAGGAAGCCGACGCATTTAACGCGCGCGGTTTGGATGTGTTCGCGTGGGTTATAGATGCGCCGGCCGGCGCCGAGTGTGAGGACATGCCGGGACGCGGGTTTATTTACGGTTGATCATGTAATCCAGCGTAAAGCCCTTTGTGGGCTTTGCAGTGGGTTTCACCATAGCCGACCACTGGCGCTAGATTAGGGGATTTGAAAATGGAACGAATTACAATGAAGCACCTAGAAGGTATGGTCAGTCGTGTGAACCGTATTACCGGGTCACCATCTGAACCATACCTGCGCGACGGTAACAAATTCACGCCGCAAGCTGGCTGTTACCATTTGTCACAAGCTTATGGGGGCGTGATGCTAGTCCGCATGTCAATGACTCCGGGGTGCACTGGCGTATCTACTCCGCTGATGGGCGGTCACGTCACAAAGCGCGAAGCGTATAACCAGATATACGCGTTCATGCGTGGTATCGAATCGCAGCAGGATTCGGGTCGGAAGAAATAGCCATGACTCACTATTCCCACCATGCTGTAGCATGGGGCAAGGCGTTCGCTGAGTGTATCTCGCAGGGTCGCAGGCTGTCCTGCATCGCTACTAAACGGGAGATTTAGATCATGGTCAAGGTTCGCCTAACTAAAGAGCAAAATAAAGCCCGCGAAGCATATGAGTTCGCCGAGCGTCAAGAGGATCGCTATATGGGCAGCGTATTTGTCACCGCGTCCGGCCAGCGAGACTATGAAGCTAAGACGCGGGCAGCGTATGAGCGTTGCAAGTCTCTCGGAATGGGAGTCGAACACGGACTTTAAACCATAGCCTTCTGCGCCTGCTTGGGCGCAGTTGAGTATGGTTTGACGTTAAGCCCGCGCGGAATAGTCGGGCAATTTATAGGGGTATTAAAAATGAAGACTCAACCAAATAGCGGCATCGAGCAATTGAAGGCGTTCATTCGCTCACCGTACGCATGGCCAGGCGGCTATCCGCTGTACGCTGTTATGGGCGATGGTGAGCCGTTGTGTAAGGACTGCGCGCCTAAAGAGTACCGACGCATCCTGCGCGACACCATGGAAGGCTATGACAAGTTTTTCCAGGTCGTTGGCACCGATATCAACTACGAAGACCCAGACATGTACTGCTGCCATTGCGGTGAGCGTATCGAGTCGGCCTATGGAGAGGATCTATCATGAGCGATAAAACATATTTTCCGACTACAAGGGCAGCCCTGAACAGATCACTCCGCGCCACCATAGTGAAAGCGCATTGTTACGATAAAAGGAATGGTCGCAAGTTTCCGGGCATCGCATTCGGGCCTGCACATGCCGATTGGCCTATGGTCGAGACTACGTTTGTGGATACGGGTGAGGTTCGTATTGACTATGCCGGTGATCCGGTATTCTCGAAACTACAGATTGACAAATATGTCGCCGAATTTTGCCGTCTGAACCATTTGAGGGTTACATGATGCTACACGCCTTTGCATCGCTTATCCTGGCGCTTGTAATTATCGTCCTTCGGCCCTAGAATTCAACTTCCCCCCTGCCCGGTGCAATACCGGGCGTTCGCCCCAGCGTGGTTATACCGCTGGGGCTTTTTTCATTCTGCCATAGGTGGCCGATACTTCTTGCCGATACTGGCGATGATATGGTCTTTAATCCGCGCACGAGCGGCGCGCACCTCATGCTTGTAGGACTCGTTTTGAGACGCCACCACGGGGTTTATGGCCCATTGGACAGACCTGTTATCCTGCTTGACCTTGCTAACCCAGCCAGCACCCTCTAATAGCTCCATACTCTCCTGCAGCATGACGTCCACTGCCTGATGCGTATGCTTCTCGACCTGCCGACGTGCCGAGCGGCGGAGTTCTGACAGTGTGACCGTGCTGGCATCGCCCGACATGTGAATAATCTGCTGGATAACCCAGTGATCCATACTGCCGTTATCTATACCTGCGATTTCCCCATAGGCGTAGCGCATGGCAGGGACGATATAGGACTTGACCAGTTGCACCACGTTGGCAACGGTGTTAGCTGCCACGTAGGGGCTATACGGGTCTGTTAGCAGGTGGAAGACAAGGATTAACCGGCCGGTGGTGCCCTCGATCTTGCCCAGTGCTTCGGTGTACATTGGTGACGCGTTAAGAAGCCGCTCATCGTGCTTGACGGTCAGATACC